GATTGATGACATCGAAGCAGCTCACTCACATGTGAACTTCATGCAGATGGCTTCTGATCGTGCAGCGTATCGTTTGCGTGATCAGTATGACCAAGATGTCTTGGGTTACTTGTCTGGTTTCTCACAGTCTGCAAAGCATGTGAATCCTGATACAGCTCGTACAGCAGCCGCTGGTACTAAGGCAGTTACTGCCGCTGGTGCTGATGAGTTGTTGGCTACTATGAAGCTGAAAAAAGGTAGCTTTGGTAACATCACCACTTCCTCTGCTGGTGAGCATTCCATTCCTTTGACTCCCCGTCTGCCCGGTGCAACAGCTTTGCCTACCGCTACAGCATCTCCTTTGATGGTGATTGCTCGTATGGGTCGCTTGCTGGATCAACAGTTTGTTGACTCTGGTGGTCGTTGGTTGGTGGTTGATCCTATCTTCATCGAAATGCTGAAGGACGAAGACAGCCGTTTGTTGAATGGTGACTTTGGTGGTTCTGGTTTGCAGAACGGCTTGGTCATTAACAACTTGCATGGCTTCCGTGTATATGTTTCTAACAACCTACCTAAAGTTGGTACTGGTGCTGGTACTGCAGGTACTGCAAACCAAAACACTGACTTTGGTGTGATTGTTGCTGGTCATGACTCTGCTGTTGCAACTGCTCAGCAAATCACTAAGACCGAGACATATCGTGATCCAGACAGCTTCGCTGACATCGTGCGTGGTATGCATCTTTATGGTCGCAAAATCTTGCGTCCTGAAGGCATCGTCACTGCTAAATACAACGCTGCTTAAGGAGAACGATAATGGCAACTGTTACAACTTTGGCTGGTTCAGCCTCCGCTGGTCGCACCGCTGGTGCTGTCCCTTACTTGGTCGATGTTACTATTGACTTCGCTGCCGCAGCTACAGCTAAAGGTTCTGCCTTGGCTGCTGCTGACGTTATTGAGTGTATCAATGTTCCCGCTAACACTCTCATCTTGAATGCTGGTATGGAAGTTGTCACCGTCTTGGGCGGTGAGTCTAACGATACCACTTTTGACTTGGGTGTTACTGGTGTTGACGCTGACGTATTCGTTGATGGCTTCGATGCTGACGCTGCTACTGCTGGTGCTTATGCCCAGAATGCTGCTGCTTTCCAGCCTATCGTGAATGCTACTGCTGACACTATCGACTTGTTGATCGCTACTGCCACTACTGCTCCCACCTCTGGTGAAGTGCGTGTATGGGCTGTGTTGATTAATGTTGATGGTCGCCCAGCTCGTGCTTCCGTTGACCGTGAGCAACTGGCCTAATAGCTAGTTGATGTGGGAGGGGCTTAATCGCCTCTCCCATTTCTGTATGCTCTATTAGAGAGCGTTTTTAAAACTAAGAGGATTCTCTAATGGCTATTACATCTGCCCTTTGCACAAGCTTCAAAAAAGAATTGCTTGAGCGTAAACATGACTTTAATGCTACAAGCGGTCATACATTTAAGATTGCTTTGTACACATCTTCAGCCACCCTTGGTGCTTCAACCACAGACTACACAACCTCTAATGAAGTTGTAGGAACTGGTTATACTGCCGGGGGTATTGCTCTAACAAACATTGATCCTACTAGCAGTGGCACTACAGCATTCATTGACTTTGCTGATGCTACTTGGGCTAGTGCAACCATCACTGCTGCTGGTGCTTTGATTTATAACACAACCACTGACGGTGGCTCAGCTACAACTAATGCTGTAGCTGTCATCTCTTTTGGTGGTGATAAAACATCTACCAACGGTGACTTTGTAATTCAATTCCCCACAGCAGACGCAAGCAACGCTATTGTTCGTATCGCATAAGGAGTCGTAGGTTATGGCTACGACAACCCGGTCGGGTGCAATATATGGCATTGGCATATACGGGACATCTCGTTATGGCATAAGCAATGTTACATATGTTCCTGATGGGGTGCAAGGCACGGCAACATCTGATAGTGGTGTTGTTATTAGTGGTGATGCTAACCATGTAGTTGTTAGCTTAGTTGCTGTAGGTGCGACAGGTAGTGTAGGTGTAGTAGGCGTAGCGGTTACTAGCCTAGTTGGTGTATCTGCAACTGGCTTTGTCAATGATGGCGTATCGTTTAGTTTAGGCTGTAGGTTTGAAATTGGTAGCGTTAGTGCTACAGGCAGCGTAGGTGATGTCACTGTTGTTGCCAAGGCAACCACTAGTTTAACTGGTGTAGAAGCACAGGGAAGTGTTGGTAGTGTTGTTGTAATTGCTAAGGCAGTTACATTACTGACAGGTGTAGAAGCCACAACAGCTATTGGCACTGTTGATGTTAGGTCTATCAACAGAATTCCTGTAGATGGTCTTGAAGCAACAACCTCAATAGGTAGTGTTGTTGTAGTGGCAAAAGCCACAACAGGTTTAGTTGGTGTTGAAGGTGTTGGTAGTTTAGGCAGTGCTGTTGCAATAGCTAAAGCCTTAGTAGCAATATCTGGCGTAGAAGCCACAACAGCTCTTGGTGATGTTGTAGCAGCTAATAATGCTAGACCCACCTTCGATGGTGTGGAAGCTACAGGCGCTGTAGGTATAGTAGCTGTTACAGTTACTGTATTTGATTATGCTGCTGTAGCTTCGTTATATGATAGAAAACGCACTGTGTATGTTGAGAGACAAAGCACAGGCAAAGAAAGAACAGTGTTGGTGTTAGCGGAGTCTCGTAGAGTATATGTGGATAGACATCCTACAAGATATGATAGAACATCTTATGTGGCTACTGAGCCTAGACAAGCATATACATATAGAAAATCCACTTCTGCTGATAGAAGTGCTTTAGTGGAGTAGGAGTTTAATAATGTCTTTTCGTTGGCCCAATAAAGATCCTGATGAAACTTTAGACTACAGTGTAGACTGGTCTAGGTTTTTAGATACAGCAACTATTAGTAGCTGTTCTTGGTTTGTTGATAATAGCTCTGGTGTAAAAACTGCCATTACAGCAGGTAACACAGTTAATGGTATTCAGAACGTAGCACAAACTATCTCTGGTAGTGTCACCACTATCAATCTTGGTTTAGGTACTAACAACACTGAGTATAAGTTTTATTGTAGAATTACAGATAATAGTGGTAATGTAGCTGAGCGAGTCACTCGTTTGCGTGTTAAGGAACAATAAGAATGGCATACAACTATATTGGACTTACCAATGAAGTTAATAGAAGGCTTAATGAAGTTGAACTAACTTCTGCAAACTTCCCTACAGCTACTGGTTTTTATGCACACATCAAAGATGCTGTGAATGCTGCTATTAGAGATATCAACCACACTCACTATGAGTGGCCTTTCAATCATATACTTGCTGAAGAAACTTTGACAGCAGGTACAACTAGATATGCTTTTCCCTCTGATGCTAGCACCATTGACTTTGATACTTTCCGTATCAAGGAAGATGCCACTTTAGCCAATGAGACAGTTAGACTTAGCATCATCACTTATGATGACTACCTTCAGAGATATGTAGATCAAGAATATTCTACTGATTCTAGTAAGCGTGATGTTCCTTCATATGTATTCCATGCTCCTAGTTTAGAGTGGGGTGTTGTTCCTGCTCCTGATCAAGCATATGAAATTGCTTATGAATACTACAGAATTCCTGTAGATCTTTCTAGTGCTACAGATGTTCCTTCTGTTCCAGAGAGATTTAAACAAGTTATTCTTGATGGTGCTATGTACCATGCTTATATGTTTAGAAGCAATGAACAAGCAGCTTCTCTTGCTAAGACTAAGTTTGATGAAGGCATTAAGAAGATGAGGATTCTTCTTATCAATAAGTATGTGTATATGCAATCTACTGCCATCACACAAACGTCTGCTTTTGGTGGCTTCGGTGATAGGGTTAAATAATGGCTGATGGGTGGCAAACATATCCATTTGAATTCCGTGGTGGATTGATTTCAAATCTATCACCGCTTCAGCATGGCACACAAGCTCCCGGTAGCGGAAGACTCATGAAGAATTTTGAGCCTTCTGTTGATGGGGGCTACATGCGTATTGAAGGCTATAACAAATACGATAGTGCTTTTACACCTGCATATGGTGAGCCTAGAGTGCAGGGTAGTGGTCAGACTGGCACTACTTTAATAATCTCAAACATACTTACTACTCCTATTGCTGGGGATAAATTTACAATTGCTGGTGTAACTGGTACATACACCATCGCTGCTGCTGGTGTTTCATATAGCTCCACATTTAAAGTTGCTACAGTGACCCTCACAACGTCTTTAGCTTCTAGCCCAGCAGATAAAGCAGCCATTACATTTACATCTCACACTGGGCTGGTTAAAGGTATTGCAGCGTGGAACAATCTTGTTGTTGCTGCTAGAAACGCTGATATCTACACAACCACTGGCACAGGTTTTACTAAGATAAGTAAGCCCCATTACGGCACAGTGCTTGTCAATGGTGGTAGTCAGACAGGCACTAGTCTTATTATGGATGGGCTGATTAAAGCTCCACAGATTGGGGATACTTTCAGTGTTGCTGGTATTGAAAAAGTGTATACAGTGTTGGCTGTACCCACGGTGACTTCTACATCTGCCACTGTATCCATCAACCCAGCACTAGCTTCTAGTCCTGCTGATAATGCTGCCATCACTTGGCTATCTGCTAATAGAGCTAGTAATTTCAAGACACGCTTCAGTAAGTATAGACTGAATAACACTGAAAAGATTGTTGGTGTTGATGGAACTAATTATCCATTCATCTATGATGGTACAACATTTAAAGTGTTGTCAGATAAGACAACAGATATTTTAGGTGCTCAGTTTGTTATTAGCCATAAGAATCAATTGTTCTTTGCTAAGAATGAGAGCATCGTCTTCACAGCTCCCTACACCGATGATGACTTCACTGCTGCTGCTGGCTCTGGCATCATTAATGTTGGTGGACTCATTACAGGTATTATTGTATTTAGAGAAACACTAATAATCTTTACAGATAAAACTATTAGTCAGCTTGCTGGTACAACCATACAAGACTTTGCTTTACAACCCATCACTAAAAATGTCGGGTGTGTGGCTTCTGATACCATACAAGAAGTTGGTGGTGATGTTATGTTCTTAGGTCCAGAAGGACTAAGGCTATTGGGAGCTACTGACCGTATTGGTGACTTTAGCTTGGGGGTGGTGTCTAAGCCTATTCAAGCTGAGATGACTTCTTTGATTAATAGTAACTCAACCTTTGCTAGTTGTGTTATTAAACAAAAGTCACAATATAGAATATTTGGATATAATAGTAATATTACATCATCTAATGCTAAGGGAGTTCTTGGAACACAGATGACTGGTGAGTCTTCTGGTGGTGTAGCATGGGCTGAGTTGGTGGGATTTAAATGCTACGTTGCTGATAGTGATTATCAAAACCAAACAGAAACCATTGTATTTGCTAATAATGATGGGTATGTTTATGAGATGGAGCAGGGGAGTAGCTTTGATGGTTCAAACATCATTGCATCCTTTGCCACCCCTTATGTACCTATTAATGATTTTAGGCTTAGAAAGACTTTTTATAAGCTTTACCTCTATACAGATCCCCAAGGATCTGTTACAACATCAGTGAATTTAAAGCTTGATTTTGATGATCAAGGGTCTGTTCAGCCCTCAACAATTACATTATCAAATAGCGCAGGTAGTGTAGGTTTTTATGGTAGCAGTGGTGCTAAGTATGGCACAACTGTTTATGGTGATAAGTTGAAGAAGCAATTTCAAACACAGGTGATAGGCTCTGGATTCTCTGTATCGTTACAGTTTGTATCAGATAGCCAAGACCCTCCATTTTCTCTGGACGCTGCAACGCTAGAGTATGCCACACATGATAGAAGATAAGGAATAGTTATGACGGGATATGTTCGTAAAGATACTACCAACAACATTGCCGATGGTAATGTAATTAATGCTGCCGACTTAGATGCTGAGTTTGATGGTGTACAAGATGCCTTCAATGCTTCTACAGGACACAAGCATGATGGTACTGCTGGAGAGGGAGCAACAATTAATGCTCTTGGTCCTACACAAGATGTAACTATCTCTGCCACTTTGGTGGCTCCAAAAACTACAAACACTGTAGACATTGGTAGCAGCGCTTTAAAATTTAAAGACTTGTTCTTGGCAGGTAATGGCAGCATTGGTGGCACATTGGCTGTCACTGGTGTGGCTACTTTTACAGCACAGCCCATCCTGTCTAGCCTAACAGCTTCTCGTGCTGTATTCTCTGATGGCTCTAAAGGGCTAGTGAGCAATGCCATTACTGGTACTGGCAATGTTGTTATGTCTGCCAGTCCTACACTTACTGGCACTGCAGGTTTTGAAAACATCACAGCCTCTGGCACATTAACAGTTACTGGTGCAGGTTCTATTCAAGGTCTAACAGTAGGCCGTGGTGCAGGTGCTGTGTCTACCAACACTGCGGTGGGTGCTAGTGCTTTGGCGGGTTCAAATACTGGAGGCAACAATACTGTTTTTGGTAGTCAGGCAATGTTGCTGAATACCTCTGGTAATGGTGCAACAGCTATTGGTCGCAACTCAATGCAAAACAATGACTCAGGCGCTGATAGCACAGCGGTTGGTCGTAATTCATTGTTCAGCAATACAACTGGTTCAAACAATGTAGCAATTGGTAAAGATGCGCTGTACCTCAACACCACAGCATCAAACAACACTGCTGTAGGTTATCAGGCGGCTTACACTAACACCACTGGTATTCAAAACACAGCAATTGGAAATCAAGCGCTGTACACCGCAAGCACGGCTAATAACAATACCGCTGTTGGTCACACGGCGCTCTTTTCAACAACCGCAGGTGGTAACACGGCGGTTGGTATAGCCGCTGGTTATGCAAACACCACTGGAACAGACAATACTGGTGTTGGTGTTCTTTCGCTTCGGTTCAATACCACAGGCACTAATAATGTGGCATTTGGATACCAAGCCCTTTATTCCAACACCACAGTATCTGGCAACACTGCGCTAGGGTTTCAGGCTGGCTATAGCAACACTACAGGGGATTACTTGGTTGCTATCGGCTACCAAGCAGGATACAGCAATACCACTGGACGTTTTAACGTAGCGTTGGGTAGGGGTGCGCTTTACACAAACTCAACGAGCAATGACAACACTGCTGTTGGGCAAGCCGCATTAAACCTATCAACTGGCTATGGAAACACCGCTATAGGCTCCAATGTTCTTGGCGTTAACACTACTGGCGCAAGTAATACTGGCGTTGGTAATTCCGCTTTTGCAAGACACACCACTGGCTCAAACAACGTAGCAATTGGAGAAAGTGCGCTTGCTTTTAATACCACAGCATCTAACAACACCGCTGTAGGTTATCAGGCTTCATACGGGAACACTACAGCCACTGCAACTACAGCCTTTGGCTATCGAGCTAATTACACTGGGCAGACCAGCGGGAATGGTGGTTCAACTGTTATGGGCTACCAAGCCGCATATAACAGTCAAAATTTAAACGATGCTTTTGGTTATGAAGCCTTGCTTTACACAACAACTGGATTCACCAATGTAGCTGTTGGTTTTCAGGCATTGCGCTCCAATACCACAGCAGGAACCAACACCGCTGTAGGTTATCAGGCGGCTTATTCAAGTACAACAGCTATTGGTGTCAATGCTTTTGGCAAAAATGCTCTATATAGCAATACTGCAAACAATAACTACGCTTTTGGTGGCACTGATTCCACAGCAATTGGAGCCGCACTATCAAGTAATACAACTGGAAC